CGGATCGTGTCCGTCGCCTTGTCATACGTGAAAACGGCGTCTCCTCTAGCCTGGTGGAACGCCGCTACAGCCTTGCCGACTACCCCAAACCCAATTATGCCTATTTGCACTTCCCTCGCTTCTTCCTTTCCGGCAACTTGCGCCCCTTGCTAGCCTCGTCCCATTCGCTAACCTTTGCCGCGCCCCCTAGCGCCTTCGTCCCCGACCTCGTGTGCGCCCACCGACGCTGCCTGTCGCTCTTGTATGGCATGTGATTCACCCCTACGCCGTGCCTGACCGCCCACCACGGCCCGCATCTCCTCAAGTTGCGCAGCAGTAATGCCCGCCTGCACGGTAGCAACTAACACATCACCAGCAGGCAAGGCGTTTACTTGCTTCTCAAGCCCCGATACCCTTGCTTTCAACTGTTCAAGTGTCCCCATAACTTAATACCCCGTCACCACGTCCCCAACCCGGCGCTTCCTTACACCCCTGCGCTCAGGCTCGGGAGGCAGGAACAACTTGCTTACAACATACTCCAAAGCGTTCATAGGGTGGCTCCAAGCGTTCTTCTCAACGTCCTCCGTATACCGCCCCGTCTCCCCGACCTCCTGATACCGATAAGCACCACCAAACCCCTCAATGAGCATCCTGCACACGGGAGATACTACTATCTGCGCACGGCCACCACTCATTCGCTGCAAGGTGTCCACCATCCCACGCTTGCGTATCACCCAGCTTACCGGACCCGGAGCGGGGTGAACACCAAGCGAGTTCTGCACCTGCACACAACTCTTCTCGTCAGTCTGCGCCTTCTGCCAACCCGCAGGATCGGCCACATCCCGCCAATCCCGCGTCTCAGGCCAGTCCTCGTTACTCTTGAGCACGACCGCAGGCGTCATACGCTCGATCCCCTGCTGGACCACTGGCCCCCTGCCGTTCCAAGTCACCATTTCCTCAAGCACGTTGAGCCTGCCCATGGGATCAACCTGCACCCAAACACAGGCAGGAGTGTTCCCGTTCCAGTGAGGCTTGCCGTTGCGCCTCACATACAACGTGTGATACGGAACACTTAGGCAATGCACTGTTCCATCGTAGTCAATCTCGCTGAAGTTGGCCTTGAGTAGTTCAGCACGAGTGGCACATTTCTTGAATGTGATGTTGTACCCACCACCGCCGTTGATCGTGCGCTTGCCTTTCGGCTCATCTATCACACTAGACTGCGGAGGCACCCACCGTATTGAGGAACACCACCCTGCCTTGAGTGCCAGTTCCTGCATATCATCGGCCATGTGCTTCGAGATAGTGTAGACCGTATGCTCCACACTACCGTTCTTGCGCGTCCTGATGTGACCATCACCCTCGCTATATCGCTGGATGAAAGCCCTTATGAAACTCGGCGGCATGGACTTGATGTTGTCTGGCACTCGCTTTGTCTTTGCTACCCCTAACCGCTTCAGCCACTTGGCGCACTTACTGGAATGGGTTGTCCATCCGATACCTTCACGATAGACCCAAGACAAACCAGTACGGTCCAGAACGTCCTGCCAGTCCTGCCGATACTGCGCCTGATAGATACTCACCTTGCCGCCGGTCAAACGACTTGTGTAAGCAGAACCTTCTGACAGATACAAGCCCATGAACTCAGCATAGATAAGCGCATCCATCTCCATGGGTGATACCCACAGCGCCACTTCACCCCTCCAGTGCGCCGTAAGGTCAACGTAGTGATGCCCCGTCATGTGGTCCGCAAGCCACTGCGCAGTCTGCCACTTCACCTTGCCGGGAGAGTCGCGGAACGTAAACGGAACGATGTGCTCAGGTGTCACACAACACTGCAAGTTCTGACTATCCCATTGCAACATCTTCCCTTTGTAGGGGTAGCCAACCTTAAACAACACCTTCGTATACTCAAGATCGCCAGTCTCAGGGTTGCGAGTCGCGACTAACTCACCACGCTTCACGTCCTTGACGAATCGCCAACCCGACTTAGTTAGAACCTCCGTATCGCTGCTATAGCAAAGTCCATAGTCCCAGCCCCGATAGATCGCACGCTCGGGATACGCCAACAGCGGCTCTTTGGCGACGTGTATCTCACGCACGAACACATCACCATACACCGGCAGGCCCGAGGCAACCGTCCAGTCGATCTCATACTCTTTCGCCCACGCCCTCGAAGACATGCCCGCAGCCGCGGCCTGCTTCCATTCGTCGCTGCGCTTCTCCGGGTCCGCCGTATAGTGCAACCTGACGACGTGTATCCCCGTATCGGTGTCGCGCTCCTCAATGCCTATCACAGCCCCGCCTCGCCCGGATGCACCAGGTCATACATATACGCCCCCAGCTCAGGCGTGCTTACCAGGTCAATGTGGCCCCCGCCCTCCACAGTCGGCTTGACAGCAGTCCACTCTTCCTCCGCCCGCTCGTGAAACGCGAACTCGTCCAAGAAGACGCGGGAGAGAGTGTAGAGCCTCAACTGGTCAGGCCCGGAAGCTATCGCCCTAATGTGGCTGCCAGTTGCAGGACACTCCAGGTAGGTATAACCCCCTTTGTGCCTGCCGGTCGCGTTCAGGATGGGCTTGTTCGGCCACACCTCCGCAGGTATCCGCTCGTAGATGCAGAGCATACGATCAGGGCCCAGCAGGTAAGCCGAGTCCTCGAGTTTCTTCGAGACTACCGCCATAGCCAGGTTGCGCTGGGTGAGAACGTCGAACAGATACAACGCGAGGAACAGCCACGTCGCCATCATACGACGGCTCTTCTCAACCGCGAAGATCGGGTAACTCATACGCCGGTCTACGAGCGTGCGCAGGTAGGCATAACGCTCAGAGCTAGGGAACTGGCGTATGGTGCCGCTCGCCTCGTCCTTCGTCCACACAGCCTGACTCAAGAACCCCCAGGGGGTAGCCACGGCCTCCGGCCTGTCTAGCGTGTCATACCAGCCCCTGCGAACAGCCTCGTTGAGCAGGTTACGCTGATCCTCCGGCCATTGGTCTATTGGCACGCTGAACGCATTAGCCGGCGCGCCCGTCGCGGAACCCTCTCCCACGGTGCAGCTTCCTCCGGATCGTGATACTCGATGAGGTTAACCCTCGCGGTGTAGTTGCCGGGATCGTTCTCCCAGCACCACACCTCAACGTCAGCAACCCTATTCCCAACGAACGCATTGATGCGCTCAGTTAGCTGGTCCTGGCTCTCCGCCCATATCAGTTTCGTCTGGATCACGCGGCTACGTAGCATGAAACCCCCAAATAACGCACCAGGATGCCCAAGAAACGGCCTCCGGGCCAAAAGACGGCTATAGACACGTCCGGCTAGTTACGCTCAGGCAGGACGATCCCCGCGGCGGAGAGCTTGGCCCGCAGCTCCTCGTCAGAGAGTTGGGGATACGACACCTCAGAGGGCTGGACGGCTTTGCCATACCCCTGCTCAAAAAGCCACTTGGCCAGCTCCACCTTGCTGCGCTCGCTCAGGCTGCTCCAGCGGCACACCAAGTCTTTGATCCTGGCCAAACCCTCTTTCTTGGCAAACAGCTTGGCCTCACTGATCTCCGTTCGCCTGCCGTTAGGGTTGCCGGACTGGCCTGGTTTCCACAGCGGAAGCCCATTCCGTGTAGTGCGGATGCTGGCACGGTTTGGTTTTTCTGCCGTAGTGATAGCCATTAGACCCTCTCAAGTTCTCTTTCGGCCTGCTGTATGAGGCGAAAGAAGTCCCATTCTGCTTCATCAAGAAGCTTGTTTGTTTCGCCTGACACTAGACTGGCCAGTCTAGTGTCAAAGCTGGTATTGGTAGGTGTAGCCTGTTCGAATTCGGACTTGTTTGTTTCGGTAGGTACCATGTACTATTTCTCCTCTTTCTTACTATAAGAAGGGCTTCGAGTTAGCCAGCTGAGTGAGTTAGTACCATGAGAGAGTTATGTGTGCCAGTTTTGGCACCGTGGTTTGTGTTTGGCACTGTGCCAGTTTTGGCACTATGCACGGTGTCAGAATTGGCACTATGGCAGGCGATATTGGTTGGCGTAACCGCCCCGCTTTTTGGGGTGCTGCGTGATCTCGATCAGGCCGGTTTGGGCCAGCTCAGCAAGGGCACGTCGAATTGATCGCAGACTCAGTTGAGACTGCTCAATGAGTAGGGCCACGCGCGGAAAACAGACCCCGGTATGATTATTGCGATAGCG